CCATAGGCGAGCCGTAAACGTCCTGCGCCTTGCGTATCCTAGCCTTGGGTGCGTTGACCGCCTTGTAGGCCTGATACACCAGCGCTGACCACGCCTTGAGCTGCTGCTTGCGCTTGATCTTGGCGGCTCGCTCGGCGTCCCTGTCCTTGTGGATGCCCGCCTTGATCTGCTCGCGCAGCTCGATGTTGTCCGGGTACATCTTCAGCAGCTTGTTGTGAAGCCGCTTGGCTGATAGGTTGTGCAGGTTCATTTCGTTTCTCCTATGGTGTCCTTGATCCACGTCACCAGCATGTGTGCGTCAAGCACGGCGTCCCTGACGCTCTCGAAATACTCTGGTGAGTAGTCTTGCGGGCTGAGCAGGTAGTGATCCAGATCAGACCCCGCTGCGAACAGCCGTTCATGCACGGTGTCCAGCGCCTCGCGTATGTTTTTTGGTTTCATGTAGTCTCTCCTTTCAGGCGGCATGCGCCATATCAAACAACGTGCACAGGATGCTGTCAACATCGTTGTGCCCACACATACCCATCGCCATCGTGATGGCGTCTTCGGTCAGCTTCTTGCGGTCGATGAACCGCCTCGCAAGCTCGGGCTCCTCCGGGTACACACACTCGGACATCAGCTTGATGAGGTTGGTGAAGAACCCCTGCCGCGCATCGAGCAGGCACTCGTACAGGTACTCGTCATCTTCGAGCAGGCCTACGTCATCAGCCTCGAACGCAGCCCATTTGCTGTCCGCCGCGCTGGTAGCGGCAGCCGAACTCCACCACCCCTCTGTGCCATAGTTCCTGTACTCGACCAGCTTGGGGTCGCGGTCGGTAGGCAGGCCGTCCCAGTCAATGTCGAGCACCGCCTTGGCAAGCAGGTCGAAGTGGACGATATCAAGCTGCTCACGCTCGCTGTGCTCGTACATGTAGCCGCACGATATGTTGGTGCACTCGGGGATGATCTCGGTGAACTCAGCGGTGTCGGTGTACACCCCCGTGTCATCGGGCAGGTACATCAGCCCGTCATCGGTCGCGTTGAGCGCAGCAGCCAGCGCATCGGCGAACACATCAGAGCAGCAGCGCCCGTACCCTTGGTGGGTGATGACGCTATCAATGCCGCGCCTGTCGAACGCAATGGCACGGCTGAACTCAGCGAGCAGGGTAGGGTACGCCTCGGCCAAGTGCTTGGCGCCGATGCCGCCGCACTCCTCGCCTTGCGTGAAGATGAAATACCCCGGCACACTGGCGTGCAGCATGTGCATGAGCAGCGCACAGCCCACCCCATCATCCGCGCCCAGCGGTGCGCCGTCAGCGAACCACATGGCCTTGGTCTTGCGTATCTTGTTGGCCCCGACGGTGCGGTGCACGGTGTCCACATGCGCCACGAACAGTGTCTTGTGTCCGTCGTGTGTGCGGTTGTCGACGTGCACGTTGCCCTCAGTGTCCTGCCACGCAACAGGGCGCAGCCGCTCGGGTAAGCGGTCGATCAGCCAGTCCGTGAACACGGCACTGCCCATCGTTTCATGGGGACGCTTCATGCTCAGCGCACGTTGCAGGGTCTTGTAAAGCATGGTTTGGGTTTTCTTCATTTGGTTCTTTCGTAGTTGTTGTCGTTGAAACTGTGTCACGGTGACACACTTACTGGGGCTGCAGTGTCCACACCACGGGTGCGGGCTGCTCATCGGCGTCGTCTTCACCCTCCAGCTCGTACTGGTCAGCGTGGTCTTCGTGCACCATCTTGCCGCACTTGGTCGCCACGATGTCATGGTCGGCGCGGGCGTAGTAGTCACCCGTATGGTCGCAGCACCACGCATCCTCAAACAGGCACCACTCGCCGTTCTCCAGCTCCACGCAGTCCTCGCGCATATGGTAGTCGCCATCCGCTGTGCAGCATATGAGGTCGGACTCAAGCGGGTAATACTCGTTGTTGCTCTCGATGTACACCACATTGTCCGCGTGGTAATACTCGCCGTCGTGCGTACGCACGATGTTGTTGTCGTCCAGATAGTTGTCGTGGTAGTACTCGCCGTCAACCTCAACAACATCGTCGTTGTCCACGTAGTATTGGTGACCGTTGCGGCCATACACATAGGTGTAGTTGTTGTCGCGGCAGCTCGCGCACACACAGCGATCCTCGGCGCGGTACACACGGTACGTGTCGTCGTCGGATATGCGGTCGTCGCAGTCCTCGCAGTTGTTGCCCGCCCGCTCATCAGCGTCACCGTTCACGTTGTTGCACCTGTACTCGCCATCCGCGACGATAGCCAAGTGGTCACCGAGGTCGTTCACGTCCTGATGCCCGCCGTCGATGTACGGCGCCACGAACCCGCAATCGTTGCTGGCCTCGAGCCGCGCCAGCCTGAACCCACGCCAGCCATTAGCACGCTGGTAGCCCTGCTCCGTCAGCCACGCGGTCAAGCGCTCGTCAACGTCCGAGTACGATGTCCGCTGTCCTGCGCCGTCGTCCCTCCATCGGTATGTGCGTACCCACTTCTTGTCGTTGAGCAGAGCGCGGCCTGTGATCGTGGTGCCCTCGGTTACCAGCGCCATCGACCAGCCGTACTTGGGGTCATACGCCTCGTAGGGGTGGCGGTCGTCCAAGTCGTCGAAGTAGTCCGCTTCCTTGGCCATGCACGATCCGGGCCCGTTGATGATGGCGTCCAGCATCTGCGGCATGGTGGTGACGATGCTGAAGCTGGCCTCGCAGTAGCGTGCACTGATGTCCCGTATGCGGTCGGAGGACAGCGCGGGGAAGTGGCGCGTCAGGTACTTGCTGACCGATATGACCAGTTGGCGGTCGGCGTCACCGTACTTCTCGTCACGGGTGTAGGCGATCTTGTGCTGGCCCTCCTTGGATGCACGCGGCCACTCAAGCACAAGCTGCGCCAAGTCGGTGGGCCACGCGTGGTAGCAAGCCTTGATGACTGCGGGATGGATGGCCCCCCTGTCCTGCTCCCGGCGATGCCAGTCGCGGCCACGCAGCACTGTAGCCAACTCCCCCATGCGCCAATCGGGCGACACCATGCGGGACTGGTAGATACTGTGCCGCTCCTCGTGCTTGAGCATACGTGACGCCACGCTTGGGAACCGCGTGTCCTGCCAGTCCTTGATGGCGTTGACCATCAGGTCGTAGTACCGCCCCGCGTCGTTCTCGTACACATGCGTCTCCAAGAAATACTCGTAGACCCAGCGCAGGCGTTCATCCTCCCGCGAGGTGGAGTTGGGGTTGCGGGACGTGTGCTGCTTGAGCGTGTACAGCACGTTGTAATTGGTCGGCTCTTGCATCAGCGCACAGTGCTGCTCGTAGAAACCACCGTGTTGTGCGTACGTGTCCAAACCCATCAGCAGGGCCATCGCTTTGACTTTGAATGTCATTTTTTTCATCCTCGTTACAAGTGCAGCCTGAGACGGCAGGCTGCGAACCGTTTGGTGAGACAGATGTCTCACTTATTCCGTGAATGTTCCCCCCGAGGCTTGGGCCATAGCGGCCTTGCCCGCCTCAACGTCAGCGGTCACTCGGGTGAGGACTTCGGCGCGAGTGCCCTTGTAGCCCATCCCCTTGAGGATGGCGTAGGCGCTCTTGTTGCGGCCCATGCGTAGGCCCTTTGTCTCTAGCTTGAGGCCGGAGCGCAGCGTGGCTAAGCGGAACAGGGCGATCTGGGTGGGGGTTGTCAGTGCGCTCATCGTGCCCCCCTTCCTGTGCGTTTGGTGGTGCTGGCGTAGGCCAGCCAGTAGTTGCTGATCGCCTCGGCTTCGCGCTGCTTACGCAAGCGCTCGGATCGGTCGTAGTTGGTGCGGCGTACGATATCGTCGCGCAGAGCGCGGAGACGGGCCAATTGCTCCGCCTTGATGGTGGTTGTTTTCATCTTCTCTTCCTCGTTACAAGTGCAGCGTGAGACGGCACGCTGCGAACCGTTCGGTGAGACAGATGTCTCACTTATTCACATGTATTCTCGCATATTTGCACGGTGACTGATATTCCTTGGCAGAGCTTGGCAGAATAGGATATCACCTCACCACGACTTTTGCCATAAAGTCTCCAGCATCCATGCGGGTTTGGGCCGAAGCACACGCATTCATCCACCTTTTTTGAGGTGCATATCTACACCCCCACTATATATGTGTTTCACATATATACATGTATAAATTTATATGCACATATATATAATTAGTTTTCTTAGTATATATATATAGGTGGATAAATTCGTGTGCTTGCGCCCAAACCCGCATGGATGCTAGAGAGTTCTTGGCAAAACGCTTGGTGAGGTGATATTCGATTTTGCCAAGGCTGCCAAGGGCCATTTCTAGAATATCAGTCATTTTCAAATCTCGCATAGCGGTTCGTGACTGATATTCCAAAGTGAGACAGCTGTCTCAGTCGCCCAGCACATCGAGCGCTTGCTGCGCGATGTCCTTCCATGCGTCTTGGTTGATGAAGGTGTACCCTTCCCATGCAGGGGCGTCGAGCTGCTCGACCGCGTACTTGGTGATCGCTTCTAACACGAAGGCGTTAGCCAGCGGGTTGTTGGCCATGAAGTTGCGGACGGCGAGGGGCTTGTTTACTTTGCGTACCATTTTGATTCTCCTATGAGGGCAAGATCGCCCCGCAAGCGCAGCACGCTGCGCTTGCAGTCAGACCTTGAAGTGGGACAGCTGTCTCACTCTCCTCTCACAACGAGAAGCCCTTGATCTTGAGGAACGCCAGTTCTTCTGGCGACGCCATGCACACGGCCATCATGTGCTTGTTCAGGTACGTTTGCAGTTTGGCGCGGTTCTGGATGGATGGCCGCGAACGATAGGCGATGATGAGCTTCGACATTTTGATACTCCTAGTATAAAAAGTGACTGACCAGTCACAAAATAGGCTTTGCGTCTACGGAATGGACGCGGTAGACACGAAACGAAACACCGGCCAAGCCCCGTCCCGAGGCTCGCCGGACACTCAATGAGACACCTGTCTCACTGCACAGCAGCCTTGGCTGCTTTGGCGTCACCGCCAAAGGCCAGCAGCAGCGCCTTGACAGCCGCCTTCTGCGCCCTAGTCAGGCTGACGATGGTCTTGCTGCTGGTCGCAGGCCCAGTCGCGCCGATCACATCGGCGATCACGCGGTTTGCCCAGCGCTTGGCCGCACACTTGGGGTCAGCCCACTTGCCGTCGGCGTACACCGCGCCGTAGCTGGTGGCCGCAATGGGGCACACGAAGCCCTTGACGGTATCGCGGTCAGCGCCCTTGAGCAAGCCCCGCAGCGTGGCCACGTTTGCCTGATACGCCACACGGGCATCGACTGCCTTGTCAGCATTGGCAAAGGCATCAGTGATAGCGGCATTGATTGCATTGGTATTGAATTTCATTTGATTCTCCTGAGACATCTGTCTCACTGGTTAACGTCCCGTAGCAGAGCCATTCCCTACCACATCGACAAGTCAATTTTACCCGAAGGGGTTGTTTTTACCCCTCAGATGTGGTATATGGCGACCCCCACCGGGGTGGTATCACCCCTTTTTGACGTGGCGACGCATTGCCGCTATAAACACTGTTTCGTAGCCACACAACCCATTTTGTAAAACCTTAGACAAAATCCTACCAACACATGTATACAGGCAAAACCAAAAGCACATATATACAGACCCACCCCCTTTCTGTAGAAAAACCCACCCCAAAAATTTTCTGCAAAAAAAACCCCGGAACCTTGCGGGCCGGGGTTAAGTTCACTTGGTGAACGAGGAGAAGCAAATGGGCAGCGAAGCTGCACAATCACCGAGGCGGAGTGTATACTAGCTTCAACGAGGCTGCAAGTTACAAGGGCTTACGCATGTTAGATCACCTGATAGATTTTGACCCCGAGGTGTTTGAACACACATCTCACGCTGCACTGAGCGCCGAAAGGGCGAGCCCAGAGCAACTGCTTGACGCCAAAATTGCCACTAACGACTGGCTGACAAAACTTGGCGCGGTGGATTCGGACGCCATAGCGGGGCCCCTAGACGCCAAAGCCGCGCAGACGGCCTTCACCAACATCATCTCTGCCGCCCCCGCAGAAAACACAGCCCTCGCAGTAGCCAACGTCAAAACCCCTGCTGCAGTGCAGCATTTGGTAGGCATGCTGACCGCCTACGACTGGGAGTTTGTGAACCAAGCCAAGGAGCTGCGCGGCTATGTCGTCGCCCAACTGGTCGAAGAGACCAAAAGCACCAACGCTAACATCCGCCTCAAGGCGCTCGGACTGCTCGGCAAGGTGACGGAGGTCGGGTTGTTCACCGAGAAGATCGAGATCAAGAAGGAAGAGCTGACTGACAACGAGCTGGACATGCGGATCAAGGAAAAGCTCAACCGGTTCATGGGCGTAGTTGATGTGCAGGACATTCTTGTCAATGAACCTTGACAAAATAACCACGCTCAGCAAGCCAGAGCTAGAGGCGCTTATGCGGGCGCTGCCCACGATGTCGATCAAAGACAAGATGGAGTTGTTTGACGACTTGGAGGTCCGCGAAAGACGCGCATCCCTTATGGCCGCTCAGAACAACATGCTGGGTTTTGCCACGGCGGTCTACCCCGGATTCAAAATCGGGCCCCAGCACCGCAAGCTGGCCAAGATTTTTACGGATGTGATCGAGGGCGGGAAAAAACGCGTGATCATTAATATTGCACCTCGTATGGGCAAGTCCGAGTTCAGCTCATACCTGTTCCCTGCTTACTTCTTAGGTAAATACCCTGAGAAGAAAATCATCATGGGCACGCACACTGCATCCCTGTCGGAAGACTTTGGGCGGCGGGTCCGAAACCTAATCGACTCTGAGGACTACCATGCTATTTTTCCTGAAACGCGGGTGGCAGCGGATCAAAAAGCTGCTGGAAAATGGTCTACTGCTGCCGGTGGCCAGTATTACGCCGCTGGTGTTGGTGGTGCTCTTGCCGGTCGTGGGGCTGATTTGTTTGTCGTCGATGACCCCCATTCCGAACAAGATGTAAAGGTCAACAGCCGACTGGCGTTCGACACCGCGTGGTCGTGGTTTCAGACCGGCCCCCTACAGCGCTTGATGCCGGGTGGGGCAATCATCATTGTGATGACGCGGTGGTCACTTCTCGACCTTACCGGGCGTTTAATAACGTACCAGACCAAAAACCCCGACTCACTTCCGTGGGAAATCGTGGAGTTGCCCGCCATCTTGAACGAGGATGAGGACAACGAAAAGTCGCTCTGGCCCGAGCAGTGGCCACTGGAAACGCTGAAAGCGACGAAGGCCAGCATTGAGCCGAGGTACTGGAACGCCCAGTACATGCAGCAACCGACGAGCGAGAACTCCGCGCTGGTGTCCCGCAAGCACTGGCGGGTGTGGGAGGGCGATGAGCCCCCCAAGTGCGACTACATACTGCAGAGCTGGGATACGGCCCACGAGGTAAAGAACACCTCGGACTACAGCGCCTGCACAACGTGGGGGGTGTTCTACAACCCGGAGGAGAACGACAGCCCGCAGTTGATTCTGTTGGACGCGTTTAAAGATCGGATGACGTTTCCCGAACTCAAACAAGTCGCGCTCAAGCACTGGAAAGAGTGGGAACCCGATGCGTTCATCGTGGAGAAGAAAGCTGCCGGTGGACCACTGATTCAAGAACTGCGGGCAATGGGCATACCCGTGCAGGAATTCAGCCCCAGCCGGGGCAACGATAAAATGGTGCGGCTCAACGCCGTAGCGGACCTGTTCACCTCGGGCAAGGTCTGGGCACCCGACACACGTTGGGCGCGGGAAGTGATCGAGGAAATAGCCTCGTTCCCCGTCGGCGAGAATGACGATTACGTGGACACAACAACCCAAGCGCTGCTGCGCTATCGCCAAGGCGGGTTTATTTCGTTAGACTCCGACGAGAAAGACGAGCCTAGAATATTTAGGCGCAGCAGACAAGCCGCATACTACTAAGGATACCGAATGGCAACCAACATTGACAAAGCGCTGTACCAAGCCCCTATGGGTTTGGACGACACGGGGGACGAGGGTATCGAGATAGAGATCGTTGATCCGGAGTCAGTGAAGATTGGGATTGACGGCATGGAGCTTGAGATTGACCCCGATGCCGCAGAGGACGCGAACTTCTCTGCAAACCTTGCAGAAGAGATGGACGACGGGGCGCTGCAGTCTCTTGGCTCGGACCTGACTTCCGAGATCGAAAACGACAAAGCGGGGCGCAAGGACTGGGAGAAAGCCTACACCGAAGGTCTGAAGCTGTTGGGCCTGCAGTACGAAGAGCGCACCGAGCCGTGGAACGGCGCTTGCGGAGTGTTCCACCCGATGATCACAGAAGCCGTGGTTCGCTTCCAAAGCGAGACCATCACGGAGACCTTCCCGGCTGCTGGCCCGGTGAAGACCAAGATCATAGGCAAAGAGACCAAAGAGAAGAAAGAGTCGGCGGTTCGCGTTCAGGAGGACATGAACTGGCAGTTGACGGAGAAGATGGTTGAGTTCAGGGCAGAGCACGAGCGCATGCTGTGGAGCCTCCCCGCCACCGGATCAGCGTTTAAGAAGGTCTACTACGACCCTAGCCTAGGACGCCAGACCTCTATATTTATCCCAGCGGAAGACATCCTGCTGCCCTATGGGGCGTCCGACATCCAGTCTTGCTACCGCGTCACCCACGTGATGCACAAGACCAAGAACGAGATACTGAAGCTGCAGGCCGCTGGGTTTTACCGGGAATGTGACATCGGCGACCCAACCAAAGAAACCACCGACATCGAGAAAGCCAAGGACAAGGAGACGGGATTCAGCGACCTGAACGATGACCGATTTACCCTGTATGAAATTCATGCAGACCTTGACCTAAAAGGGTTTGAGGACACCAACAAAGACGGCGAAGAAACCGGGATCATGCTGCCGTATGTGGTCACATTGATCAAGGGCACCGGCGAGGTTTTGGCAATTCGCCGCAACTGGGAAGAAGATGACGACCTTAGACTCAAACGACAGCACTTCGTTCACTACCAATACATTCCGGGTTTTGGGGCTTACGGCTTCGGCCTTTTCCACCTCATCGGGGGGTTCGCGAAGTCGGCTACCAGCATTATGCGACAGCTCGTGGACGCGGGCACACTTTCCAACCTCCCCGGCGGGCTCAAGACCCGAGGGCTCCGAATTAAGGGCGACGACACCCCCATCGCCCCCGGCGAGTGGCGGGATGTAGACATCGGCTCTGGGGTGATGCGGGACAACATTCTGCCGCTGCCCTACAAGGAGCCCAGCCAAGTTCTTTACACCCTGCTGGGAAACATTGTTGAAGAAGGCCGCAGGTTTGCCGCCACCGCAGACCTGAAGATCAGCGACATGTCCGGGCAGTCGCCCGTGGGCACAACGCTGGCCTTGCTGGAGCGCCAGCTTAAAGTGATGACGGCAGTGCAGGCCCGAGTGCACGCAGCGTTCAAACAAGAACTCAAGCTGCTGGCCCGGATCATTGCAGACTACACCGACCCGGACTACCCGTACGAGCCCGAAGTGGGGGACAGGAAAGCCAAGAAGGAAGACTACGACGATGTGGATGTGATCCCCGTCAGCGACCCCAATGCGGCCACCATGAGCCAAAGGGTTGTCCAATACCAAGCTGTGATCCAGATGGCGCAGATGGCTCCTGATATCTACGACTTGCCGCAGTTGCACCGCAATATGCTGGAGGTCTTGGGGATCAAGAACGCCGACAAGCTGGTGCCGCTGCCTGATGACCAGAAACCGGTAGACCCGGTGACTGAGAACATGATGATTATCAAGGGCGAGCCGGTCAAGGCGTTTTCGTATCAAGATCAGAAGTCGCACATCGCGGTGCACCAAGCCATGATGCAAGACCCGTCGATAACGCAGATGATCGGCCAAAGCCCCAAGGCACCGCTTATTCAGGCTGCCATGATGGCGCACATTGCCGAGCACGTGGGCTTCCAGTACCGGCAGCAGATCGAGCAGCAACTGGGCATGCCCATGCCGCCGCAAGACGAGAAGCTTCCACCGGAAGTGGAAACGGCGTTGTCGGGCATGTTGGCTCAAGCCGCGCAACAGGTTTTGCAGCAGAACCAAGCCCAAGCCGCGCAGCAACAGGCGCAACAGAACCAGCAAGACCCGCTGATTCAAATGCAGCAGATGGAGTTGCAGATCAAGCAGCAGGAGTTGCAGATCAAGCAGCAGGACTTGCAGATGCGGAATCAACAGGCCATGCAGCAGGCGCAGCAGCAAGCCCAAGACTCCCAGATGAAGAACCAGATTGCCATGCAGCAGCTACAGGCTAAAAACCAACAGATGGCGCAGCAGGCGGCTATGCAAGAGAAGAAGCTGATGGTGGACGCCACTGCACAAGCGGACAAGATAAAACTGGAGCAGCAGAAGGCGCAGTTGCAGAGCCAGCTTGCCGGGATGAAGGTCGGGGCGCAGATACAGGACAGCAAAGCAAAGTTGTCGGCGCAGCAACAAGAGGCTGGGGTCCGGATGGGCATTGATGTTGCCAAGAGCAGGGCGCAGGCGGCACAAGCTAAAACACCGAAAGAGCCAACATGATTAAAGATTTTGTGCGGGTACTGCGCGAAAAGATTCGTACCGACATGAACAACTACGCCGACGACTTGGCGGGGGGAAGCTGTCGCAACTTTGAAGAGTATCAAAAACTTTGCGGGACTATTCAGGGTCTAGCTCTCGCAGAGCGTTATTTAATTGACCTTGCTGAAAAAGCAGAAAGAGCCGATGAGTAACCTCATTTTGCCACCCGGCATTAGTTTGCCAAAAACTATCCAACCTAGGGAAACCCCCAGTGCGGATGCGTCCCAAGAAGAGAAAGCCACGCAGTTGCCCGACCCCACGGGTTGGAAACTCCTGTGTGTTGTGCCTGATGTAGAGAAAACCTTTGAGAATTCCAGCATTGTCAAAGCAGACCCCTATATGCGGCAAGAAGAACACGCCACCACCGTGCTCTTTGTTGTGAAAGTTGGCCCTGATGCGTACAAAGATCAAGCCAAGTTCCCCGGTGGTGCATGGTGTAAGGCCGGAGACTTTGTTTTGGTGCGTACCTACTCGGGTACACGCTTCAAAATCTACGGCAAAGAGTTCCGTCTGCTCAACGATGACCAAGTAGACGCTGTTGTGCAAGACCCACGCGGTTTAACCCGTGCGTAAGGAGTAAAAAATGGCTGAAAAGTTTGAATTTCCCGATGAAATTGCTGCAAAAGCGGGCGAAAACGACACAGAAGTCGAGATCGAGGTCGTAGATGACACCCCCGTTCAAGACAGGGGGCGGCAAGCCCTTGACCGCCCTGTTGAAGACCCTACCGACGAGGAAATCAACTCGTATTCGGACAAAGTAAAGGGCCGAATCAAGGAATTGACCCACGCACGCCACGACGAGCGCCGTGCCAAGGAGTCAACCATCCGAGAAAAGCAAGAACTTGAGAATCTTGCCCAACAGTTGCTGGATGAGAACCGGCAGTTAAAAAACTACGCCAATAATGGCGCTCAGCAGTACGCGGAAACCGTCAAACAGGCGGTCAGCGGCGAGCTTGAGACAGCACGGCGGAACTACAAGGCCGCACAGGAGTCTTTTGACACTGATGCTATCATTGCGGCACAGGAAGCACTGACCGATGCCAAGCTGAAAATGATTTCAGCGCAGAATTTTAGGCCTGCCCCTTTACAAACGGCTTCAGATAATGTACAAATACGAAAATCGGAACCTGCAGCGGTCACACCTGACGAAAAAACCTTGCGCTGGCAAGCAAAAAACCAGTGGTTTGGCGCTCCGGGGAACGAAGAATTAACCAGCTTTTCACTAGGGCTGCACCAAAAGCTAGTGAATTCGGGGGTAGACCCCCGCTCTGACGAGTATTTTGAACGTATTGATTCTCGTATGCGGAGCACCTTTCCCGAAGCATTTGGGGGGCGCGATGCACGAAGCACTCGACCTTCATCTGTTGTGGCCTCTGCGACTCGTTCGTCAGGGCCAAAGAAAGTCCAGCTAACAACCACGCAAGTTGCGTTGGCTAAAAAGTTTGGATTGACCCCTCAACAATATGCTGTTCAAGTAGCTAAACTGGAGAATCAAAATGGCTGATACCCGTACCCCCCGTGATTTGACCTCACGCGATAAAAATGCACGGACGGTCTATGTACCGCCCTCTTCACTGCCAGAGCCGACTCCTGAACCGGGGTACTCGTTCCGTTGGATTGCTACGCATGTAAACGGAACAGCACACCACACCAATGTGTCTCGCCAACTGCGAGATGGTTGGGAGCCAGTAAAAGCAGTGGACCATCCTGAACTGATGATTGCTAGTAACGCTAGCGGCAATGTGGAAATCGGTGGACTGATGCTATGCAAGCAGCTATCCGAGCGCACAGATGCCCGAAAGCAATACTACGACAAGCACGCATCTGATCAAATGGAGTCAGTGGACAACAGTTTTCTGCGGAACAACGATCCTCGTATGCCGCTGTTTTCAGACCGAAAGTCTACAAGCAGTCGCGGACAGGGCTTTGGTTCCGGTTCTAAATAACTAGGAGTTTTTTATGGCATATCCTGTGATTGATGCCCCCTACGGGCTAAAGCCGATCAATTTGATCGGAGGTCAGGTATTTGCGGGTTCCACTCGTGAATACCCCATGACGAATAACTACGGCACAGCAATCTTCTACGGTGATTACGTAGGTCTGTCTCGTGGTGAAATCGTGCGTTTGTCTGTGTCTACCGGCACGGCAGGCAATCAAACCGGCATCTTTTTGGGCTGCCGTTACACCAACCCGCTCACCAAACAGTTGACCTTCTCGCAGTATTACCCCGCTAGTACCGCTGCTGGCGACATCGTGGCGATTGTTGCGGACGATCCTGACCAAGTGTTCAAGGGCGTTGTGTGTTCTGCCACTACTGCTGTTGCTTCTGGTGCTCGCGCCATGATCGGCCAGAATCTGGCTATGATCAACAACACCGGTAGCACCGCGACTGGCAACTCCAAGAACGCAATCTTGGCTCCAAGTGACACCCCTGCCACCACCGCCGCTCTGCCCGTTCGCGTGCTGGGCTTGGTGACTGACACGGCTGTTTCGCTGGGGACTGTGACCTATACCAGCATTTCTACTGCGACTGTGACCTGTTCGGCTCTGCCGTTCGCGTTGCCAGTTGGCACTGATGTTGGCTCGCTGGATTCGAACGGGCAATACATCAGTTCGGGTTCTTTCGTTGATACTGCCGCTTCTGCCGGTGCGACATCGTTTATCTTGAACCAAGCTCCCGCTGCTGCGTTTGGTGCTAGCTCTACGCTCGTGCTCATGCAGTACCCCGAGATTCTGGTCAAGATCAACTTTGGTCAGCATCAGTATTACGCTGCCACCAGCATCGCATAAGGAGCATCAATCATGGCAATTTCACGCGCACAACTACTGAAGGAACTCCTTCCCGGTCTGAATGCTCTGTTTGGTTTGGAGTACACAACCTACCAACAGGAACATAAAGAAATTTATGAGACTGAAAAGTCGGAGCGTTCTTTCGAAGAAGAGACCAAGCTGTCCGGTTTCTCTGCTGCACCAGTCAAGAACGAGGGCTCTGCCATTGCTTATGACAATGCGCAGGAAGCGTTCACGGCTCGGTACAACCACGAGACCATCGCTCTGGGCTTCTCCATCACCGAAGAGGCTGTTGAAGACAACCTGTATGACTCGCTGTCTGCCCGTTACACCAAGGCTCTGGCCCGTGCAATGGCGTACACCAAGCAGGTCAAGGGTGCTGCCGTCCTGAACAACGCTTTTAGCAGCGCATACGTCGGCGGTGACGGGGTTTCTTTGATCTCTACTGCACACCCTCTGGTGTCTGGCGGAACCAACAGCAATCGCCCTGCCACAGCCGCTGATTTGAACGAGACTTCGTTGGAAAACGCCGTCATTCAGATCGCTGCTTGGACGGACGAGCGCGGTTTGCTGATCGCAGCCCAGCCCAAGAAGTTGGTCATCCCGCCAGCACTGCAGTTCACTGCAACCCGCTTGCTGGAAACCAATCTACGTGTTGGCACTGCCGACAACGATATCAACGCCTTGAAGAACAACGGCTCTATCCCACAAGGGTATTGCATCAACCACTTCTTGACTGATACCAATGCATGGTTCCTGATGACCGATGTGCCCAACGGCCTGAAGCATTTTGAGCGTGCAGCGTTGGCAAACTCAATGGATGGAGACTTCGATACCGGTAACGTGCGTTACAAGAGCCGTGAGCGTTACAGCTTCGGCTGGAGCGACCCACTTGGCATCTTCGGAAGCCCTGGTTCTACCTAAAACCAAGGGTTTACCCTTAGTTTTGAGGCCCTTCGGGGCCTTTTTCTTTGCCTGTTGACAGTTGCTTGTTTTATGGTACATTACCTGTTACTAAACGACTGGAGCCCATATGGACACAAAGAATCTGCCAACTACCCGCAAGGAAGCCCAAGCTACAGGAGCAGAGTACTATTTCACTGGGGAAGCCTGCAAATACGGCCACATAGCCCCCCGAAAAACAAAGGGCGCTTGCCTAATGTGTCTGGAGAAAGAGTGGAAAAAAGCAGCTACAACTCGGGCGGCATACTTTGCAGCATACAACCAGCGGGAGGATGTGAAAGACCGCAAAAACGATTGGTACACAGACAATCGGGAGCAGGTCATTGCGGCTGCTAAAACAACCCCCCTGCACAAGAAGGCGCAGTACAAGCGGGATTGGAAAGAACGGAACGGCGTTTGGGTTCGCGCAGACACTAAAAACAGGCGGCGTAAACACCGAGATGCCACCCCTCCGTGGTTAACCTCGGCTCAAAAAGCTACCATGCGTGAGATTTACAAGATGGCCATCACTATGACCCAGACCACGGGCGAACAGTACGTTGTAGACCACATCGTCCCCCTGCGTTCAGAGGAGGTCTGTGGGCTGCACGTGCCGTGGAACCTACGTGTGATTACTCAAGAAGAAAATTTAAAAAAGTCAAACAGGCTCCTTGCCCCCACCGCCGATTCCTGATATATTGCAACCACTCCGGGCCTTCCGGTGCATTAGACAGCCCCGGCTGACGACATACAGACTAATGCACCTAACTTGTATGTAAGGAAAAATCATGGCATCCACCACGTTTTCTGGCCCGGTTACGTCTACCAACGGCTTCATTGGTAACTTGACGGGCAACGTCACGGGCAACATTGCGGGCGCAGGCAGCATCACGCACGCTACGACCGCTGCAATCAACGCCACTGCTACTGCCACAGCAGCACAGGTAGCAACTGGCTACATCACCTCCACCTCTGCTTCTGCAACCGCCATCACATTGCCTACTGGTACGTTGCTTGGCGCAGCACTAGGCGCAGCTAAAGGTACGGTTTTTGACTTGTACATTGACAACACTGGTGGCGCATCAACTGTAACTATGGTTGTAGCAACCAACGGCATCTTGTCGGCAGGCGCGGCAGATGCAGGTGCGGGTGTGGCCTTTGGCCTGTTGACTGTTGCTTCGGGTGTCACTGGCTTGGCCCGGTTCACCATCATGTTCTCCAGCGCCACAGCCTACGCATTTTCGCGCACAGCTTAATCTTCGGGGGCAACCCTACAACTGGAGATTGATTATGATGCAGACAGACGTACAAGCCACGCACCTTAATGCAAGCGGAGTTATTTTTGCTGGGCCCACCCGTGTAAAAGGATTCTCTATATCCCCCGGTGGTACGGCGGGGGAAGTTGAGTTTTACGACAACGCAAGTGCAGCCAGCGGTACGATTCGTTTAACATTAAACGTATCAACAAACCAAGCGCTTGATTCGCTGGCGATTCCGGGTGAAGGGATTAGGTTTTATACGGGCGTCTACGTTTCAATACCCGCCAACACACACTTGACGGTGTTCTATGGCTAAGAAGCAAGGCCCGGTTCTCTCTGTGGGTCGGGGCGAGAAGCTCCCAATCTCCAAGGGGGCTGGTCTGACTGCCAAGGGCAGAGCCAAGTACAACGCAGCAACTGGCAGCAACCTGAAGGCTCCACAGCCCCAAGGTGGCCCACGCAAGGATTCGTTCTGCGCCCGGATGTCAGGTATGCCGGGACCGATGAAAGACGAGAAAGGCAAGCCTACGCGCAAGGCTGCTGCTCTTGCTAGATGGAAGTGCTGACATGAAACAAGAATTGACAGAATCCACAAAGCACATCATTGACGCGCTTTCTATCGTAACCGTAATTGGAACATTGGCGGACATGCTACCTTCTATTGCAGCCTTGTTCACGATCATCTGGACGGGAATCCGAATCTGGGAAACGGACACCGTTAAGCGGTGGACTGGAAGAGCGTAATGCCATCCAGCAGTAAGAAACAACACAATTTCATGGCTGCGATTGCCAATTCGCCATCGTTCGCTAAGAAAGTAGGAGTCCCACAGTCCGTGGGCAAAGACTTTAACGAGGCCGACAAAGGTCGCAAATTTTCAAAAGGTGGTGATACTATGGCTACGAAAATGAACTCCGGCTTCATGGCAATGATTGCTAAGAAAAAAGCTGGAGCCAAACCTGAAATGCCCGTGAAAAAGATGGCAACTGGTGGCTTTGTCCGTGCGGCTGACGGGGTTGCTTCCAAAGGCAAGACCAAAGCCAAGCAGATCAAAATGAAAAACGGCGGCATGGCCTGCTAAGGAGAACACTATGGGCGATGAAACAGAGAAAAAACGCAAGATGACAACGACTGAAAAAGTCTTGTCATACCCCGCACGTGTTGCAATTTTGGGCGGTACAGCCGTTGGCAAAGCTGCCGATCAAGCGTTGTACAACTCGGGGCTTGTGGACAAAGACAATCCTCGGGTTACAAAAGAGACGCGGGAAGGCCGAGGGTATGCTGAAGCCAAAAAACTGGGGCGTGTTGCCATTGGACTCGACTCTTTAGAAGACGCCCAAGACAGTAAAAAATACGCCAAAGGTGGTTCCGTTTCGTCTCGTGCAGACGGGATTGCCCAGCGCGGTAAAACCCGTGGACGGATGTGCTAAATGAGAGCCTCCCGTGGCATGGGGGCCATTGACCCCAGCAAGATGCCCACCGGCAAGCGCAAGAAGCGCCGTGACGACACGGACTTCACGCAGTATGCCGAGGGTGGGGAGGTGAAGTCGAAGGTCAATGAGGCGGGCAATTACACCAAACCGGGTCTGCGTAAACGCATCTTCAACGCCGTAAAGGCAGAAGCCACCGCAGGCACTGGAGCAGGACTTTGGAGCGCGAGAAAAGCACAGATGGTAGCGCAGCGTTATAAAAAAGCAGGCGGAGGCTACCGAGATTGAAAGCTCCACAGCAATCCCTCAAGGACTGGGGCGACCAAAAATGGCGCACCAAGTCTGGTAAACCGTCTTCCAAGACGGGGGAACGGTATTTGCCTGAAGCGGCTATCAAAAGCCTGAGCCCTGCCGAATACGCTGCGACAACCAGAGCCAAGAGGGCAGGCAAAGCCAGTGGGAAACAGTTCGTAGCGCAACCTAAAGCAATTGCCAAGAAAACCGCAGGATTCAGATAATGACAACTTCAGGCGTTGCTAACTTTGACATGGACTTGAGTGAAGTCATAGAAGACGCATTTGAACGTGCGGGTTCTGAGCTTCGCTCCGGGTATGACATGCGTACAGCGCGGCGGTCTCTCAACATCATGTTTGCTGACTGGGCCAACCGTGGCATCAACATGTGGACGATTGAACAAGGGTCGTTCACCTTGACGCAGGGGCTGAACACCTACGCGCTGCCGGTGGATACCGTGGACTTGCTTGAGCATGTCATCCGCACAAGCGCCAACTCGACCTCCAACCAAGCCGACCTGACCATCACCCGCATCAGTGTCAGCACCTACGCCACGCTGCCCAACAAACTGACCCAAGCCAGACCTATTCAGGTCATGGTGCAGCGCAACTCAGGCCAGACTTCAGCCACAACGCTGACCCTCAACGGGGCCGTGACGGCCACCGCCACCACCATCACCCTGAGTTCTGTCGTGGGGCTTGCTGCTGCCGGGTACATCAAGGTGGACAACGAGATCATCTACTACGGCTACATCGTGGGCAATGTACTGACGGCGTGCGCCAGAGGGCAGGCAAACACCACCGCAGCAACGCATACGACCACCACAGCGGTGTATGTATCAAACCCCCCTGCAATCACCGTCTGGCCCACTCCTGATGGCTCCCAGACCTACACCTTCGTGTACTGGCGGCTGCGCAGGAACCAGAATGCCGGGGACGGCTCGGACACGATGGATGTTCCGTTTCGCTTTATACCCTGCGTAGCAGCCGGGTTGGCCTACTACTTGGCGCTCAAGCTGCCCAATGGCATGGAACGGCTACAGGTTTTGAAGGCACAATACGACGAAGCGTGGCAGTTGGCGCAGGATGAAGACCGGGAAAAAGCAGCGGTGCGCTTTGTACCAAGACAGCAGTTTATGTAATCATGGGCAATAGGTTTGCATCAGGTAAGAATGCGATAGCGGAATGTGACCGCTGTGGGTTTCGCTACAAGCTGAAGGAACTGAAGAAGGAAGTTGTCAAGACCAAAACGTACAACTTGCTGGTGTGCCCAACCTGCTGGACACCAGATCAGCCGCAGTTGCAGTTGGGGATGTACCCGGTAGACGACCCACAGGGTTTGCGTGATCCACGCCGGGACTTGAGCTATGTGGTTTCTGGCTTGCTGGCAGACGGGAATCCGGGTGAAGGCAGCAGGATATTTCAGTGGAACTGGAACCCGGTAGGCGGGTCTAGGGCCAACGATGACGGACTGACACCCAACTATTTGGTGGCAGAATTAGAACTTGGCTCAGTTACAGTAACCTAGGAGTTGATATGGACAAGGCAGACATGAAGCAGGACAAAAAGATGGTGGCCGGGGCCGTGCACAAGCACGAGAAGCGGCTACATCCCGGCAAAACCCCAACCAAGTTTGCCAAAGGCGGCAAAACGGACATGGACATGATGAAGTACGGTCGTGGCATGGCTAAAGTGATGAACCAGAAGTCTGGTCGCGGAGGCTAAGATGATCAACAACAAACAGGCAGCAGCCTACGCCAAACCCCACACCATGTCTGGCAAAGCCGTGACTGTGGAAGCGAACCCCGGCAAGGGCAAAGACATGAGCATGTTGAACAATGCTCGTGCTTCGATTGGGCGCATCACCAACCAAGAGCAACCCGGTGTAAAGACATCGGGTATTGTGACTCGCGGCAATGGCGCAGCCACTAAAGGCACCACCGCACGAGGCCCGATGGCATGAACTACGCGGCGTTGGTTTCTGCGGTCTCCTCCTACACGGAGAACACCTTTCCTACGGTGGACATGAACCTGTTCATCACGCAGGCAGAGAAACGCATTTACAACACCGTACAGATTCCAGCACTGCGTAAGAATGTGACGGGCATCACAACGGCGAGTAACAAGTATCTGGCCTGCCCGGATGACTTTCTGTCTTCCTACTCTTTGGCGGCAATAGACCCGGCTACGGGGGCGTACTCATACCTGTTGAACAAGGACGTAAACTTCATCCGAGAAGCGTACCCCAAGCCAACATCCACGGGGTCGCCCAAGTACTACGCCCTGTTTGGCCCCGCCGTAGCTTCCAGTGTGATTACGACAGAACTCACGTTCATCATCGGCCCTACTCCAGACGCTGCCTACAGCATGGAGCTTCACTACTATTACTATCCTGAGTCCATCGTTACCGCGTCGACTACGTGGCTCAGTGACAACTACGACCCTGCCCTTTTGTACGGGACACTGGTTGAAGCTTACACCTACATGAAGGGTGAGACGGACATGATCGCCCTGTATGACGGCAAGTACAAAGAAGCAATGGGGCAACTCAAACGTCTGGGTGACGGGCTTGAGCGTCAAGACGCGTACCGCAGTGGGCAGGCTAGGGTGCCAGTAACATGAGCATCGCCCAAACCCTGACCACATCCTTCAAGCAGCAACTGCTAAAGGCGGTACACGATTTCGACACAGACACCTTTTATATGGCGCTGTACACAGCCAACGCCGATATAGGGGCAGCTACCACCGTTTATACAGCAACGGGGGAGATTACAGGTACAGGCTATACCGCTGCGGGTCAGGTGATGACCGGCATCTCGGTCAGTGTCACTGACACCACTGCTTTTGTAAATTTTAGCAATGTTGTCTGGACTACCGGCGCGTTTACAGCACGGGGGGCACTGATTTACAATGCATCCAAGAGTAACAAATCGGTGGCAGTATTGGACTTTGGCGCGGATAAAACCACAACATCTCCCTTTACAGTTGTCATGCCAGCTAACTCCGCCACCACTGCACTGATAAGGCTACCATGATCACAACGACCAAAGGTCTGATGGACGAAGCCCTGCTGGACAAGCGGGAAGGAACCGTAGACAACGACAACGAAACCACGACATGGGTTGAGTACTGGTTGGATGGCGAATTGGTACACCGTTCTGCACATGTAGCTCTGAAAAAGTCCATGTTTGCAGGTCTTGAAGCAGCTTCACTAGGATAAATTATGGCGAACACCCAGAGCATGTGTACCTCCTTCTTGGGCCAGTTGCTCAATGGCGGTCACCAATTCGGAACCATCACGCTGACCAGCAGGACTAGCTTGACCGCTCCTACCAAAGACACGTTTAAAGCTGCTCTGTACCTTGTCGGAGCCACAATCAACGCCTCAACAACGGCGTACAGCGCATCCAATGAAGTCTCTTCAGCCAACTACACAGCGGGTGGGGAAGTTATCACCAATGCCAATGTGCCGGTAGCAACCAATGCTTCACCCACTGCGGGTGTGGGGTACTGGACACCTTCGGCAAGCATTGTCTATGGGGCAAGTGCAACACCCGTAACTTTCGCTGCCTTTGATGCAGTGCTGGTCTACAACGATACGCAGGGCGACACAGCGGTCAGTGTCCACACCTTCAGCAGCCAGACGATTACGGCGGGTGTTTTTACGCTGACCATGCCGACTAGCTCAACGACCACAGCGCTTCTGCGGTTGTCAACAACCTGATGTCATGTCACTTGGCTGGGGTGACGGCACATGGGGTAGCAGTGTCTGGGGTGGCGGCCAACTAGCTATCACGGGCAATGCGGCAACGGGAGCCGTTGGGGCAGTTGCGGTAAGTGTTGAGGTAGCTCTAACAGGTGTGGTGACATCTGGGGCAGTTGGAACAGTTGTGGCAAGCACCGCCAGTGCCATAACGGGCGTAGCGGCGGTAGGAGCGGTAGGGTCAGTTGGTATAGGCATAACAATGCCCCTGACCGGAAACGCAGCAACAGGGGCCGTTGGGACAGTTGCAGTAGGCACTTCGGTAGCCCTGTCTGGTGTAGCGGCAGCAGGCGCGGTAGGGACGGTAGTACCGTCATATATTTTAGTAGAGACAGGGACATTTGCCAGTGGGTTTGTTGGGACGGTGGCTCCCAGCTTCTCGGTAGCCCTGACAGGTGTAGCGTCTGCGGGTGCGGTAGGAACACTGGGAGTAGCACACTCCCCAGCCCTAACAGGGGTAGCGGTATCCGGGGCGGTGGGGTCAGTAGCACCTAGCCACTCACTTGCTTTAACAGGTGTGGTGGCAACAGGCGCAGTAGAAAGTTTTGGAATTGCTTTTTGGAGTGTGATTGATGATTCGCAAACCCCCGCATGGGGCTTGGTAGCAGATGCACAAGCTCCTGCATGGGGGGTGATAGAAGCTTCGCAAACCCCTGCATGGGGCTTGGTGGCAGATGCACAAACACCCGCATGGGGTGTAATAGCGAATCCGCAGACACCCACTTGGCAAAATATTGCAACGTAGGAGAATTTAATGGCAACAGCAGCAACATCACTTCTTGGTTTGGCGCTCCCGGTCACCGGGGAACTATCTGGCACATGGGGCGATACAGTCAATGTATCTATAACCGCTCTGCTGGATACAGCCGTTGCCGGGACAACCACCCTTTCGTCAGACTCTGATGTAACGCTAACAACGACCACACTGGCAGCAAACCAAGCTCGACAGGCAATTATCCTGTGGACAGCAGGCGGTACAGTTACCCGCACCATCACCGTCCCGGCGCAGAGTAAATCCTACATTGTCATCAACAAAACCAGCAGTTCCCAGAGCATCAAAATTGTCGGGGTTGGCCCCACCACAGGTGTAACCATTGTTGCTGGCACAGCAGCCTTTGTAGTCTGGGACGGCGCTGATTTCGTAACGGCATCCGTGACCTCCACTACGGGTATTCTCCCCGTAGCCAACGGCGGCACAGGCTTGTCATCAGGCACATCCGGTGGTGTCCTAGCCTACACCGCTACGGGCACATTGGCATCATCCGCTGCACTTGCAGCAAGCGCCTTGGTCATCGGCGGCGGGGCTGGTGCGGCTCCAAGCACCACAACCACTGGCACAGGTGTAGTCACGGCTCTAGGGGTCAATACAGGCACTGCCGGGGCGTTTGTAGTCAACGGCGGCGCTCTAGGCACCCCCTCTTCAGGCACGGTGACAAACCTGACCGGCACAGCCTCCATCAACATTAACGGCACTGTGGGGGCTACAACGCCTACGACGGGGGCTTTTACTACGCTGACGGCGAGTGGTTTAACTCAGTTGACTACGGGCGGAGCAGGGTCTTCTGTTCTTAATTTATCAAATAACGATCAAGGCAATCTTCGCCTGAAGTTTGTTAATAGTGGAAGTGGCGGACAGACTTGGAGTTTAGTTGGTGGCTCACCCGGCGCGTCCAATGCAGGACTTGCAATCTTTTATGAAACGGGATCAGCTACCGTAGCGCAATTCACCTCCACCGGCCTAGCAGTCACCGGCACCCTAAGCGCAACTGGTGGCGTAACCCTCTCAGGCGGCACAGCCAACGGCGTGGCTTACCTCGATGGCTCTAAGGTGCTGACCACGGGGTCTGCGCTGACGTTTGATGGGACAACTTTTACCTCAAACACATCAATCACAAAATTGCGCAGTGGCACAAACGTAAACGCCACGTTCCAAACATCTCCATTGGACGCAACAGGCATTCAGATGCTTGGCGTGAATGATGCTGGAAATGCGTTTACACCTCTGTGGTTTAGTGGCTCTTATTTGGGGTATGCAATAAGCGGCACCGAACAAATGCGCCTCACCAGCACAGGGCTGGGTATTGGGACGACAAGTCCCCTTGGCAAACTTGGCGTGGTTTCTGGCGCAGCGCCAAACATAGCAACTCTATATGTTGGCTTGTCTGGATCAAACAATTACTACGATGCCAACACGCATTACTTTAGAAACGGTTCGCAAGTAGACACCATGACTCTGACCAGCACAGGGCTGGGTATTGGGACGAGTTCGCCGAGTGCAAAACTGGATGTATTAGGAACCGGCGACATGGCTGGAACTTTTAGAACAACCGGGACAAGCCATGCGGCTTCCGTTATTATTCGTGCAGGCAACGGAACAACGTCTGCTCAGTTTGCGTACGTTCGGTTTGTAAATGACAATACAACTGGTCAAGACTGGCGCATCGGCACTTACGGCACAAACAATCTTAGCTTTGTAAATGCAACCTCAAGTACTATCCCTTTGGTGCTCGACTCCTCCGGCAACCTAGGCTTAGGGGTTGCTCCTAGTGCTTGGTTTAGTCCTTCATCACGCGCCATTGATTTTACTTTTCCCTATGTCGGGATGGATACTAGTGGCGCAGGGGTTTTTGGATTTAACGCCTACAACTCTACTGGTTCAACTTGGATTTATAAATCCACTGACGAAGCAAGCAAGTTTTCCGCAAACACAGACGCGTCGTTTGCTTGGTTTCAGGCAGCCTCCGGCACAGCAGGCAACGCCATTACCTTTACCCAAGCAATGACGCTGACGGCGGGTAACACTCTGCTGATTGGCACAACAACATCTACCCCCACAGTCGGCTTTGCTTTTATTGGCCCGGGTGAAAGTTCCGTACAAAGAATGCAAACAGGTCACCCGACCGGCACGGCCAGCGGGAGCCAATACGCGGAGTATCTGTACAACGCCACCGTCATCGGCTCCATTACCCAAGACGGCACAACTGGTGTTCTTTACAACACAAGCTCTGACCAACGCCTCAAAGAAAACATCCAAGACGCAGCACCAGCATCTGCCCTGATCGACGCCATCCAAGTCCGCCAGTTCGATTGGAAATCTGACGGCTCACACCAGCGTTACGGCTTTGTCGCCCAAGAGCTTTTCACCGTGGCTCCAGAGGCCGTACACGCACCGGCCGACCCCGACGAGATGATGGCAGTGGACTACTCCAAGCTGGTGCCGCTGCTGGTCAAAGAACTCCAATCCCTCCGCGCCCGTGTGGCTCAACTTGAAAGCAAACCATGACAAATATCACTTGGACAATCACCGCTATGGACTGCTACCCCACTGAGGGCAGCGAAACCGATGTCGTCTTCAATTGCCACTGGACATGCTCTGGCACCGACGGCACCTACACCAGCAGCGTCTACTCAACCTGCGCTGTGCCTACGCCTACCGGCACTGCCTTCACCCCTTACGCCGATTTGACGCAAGATCAAGTGCTGGGCTGGGTCTGGGCCAACGGCGTGGACAAAGACGCTACCGAGGCCGCTGTGCAGCAGCAGCTTGACAACCAGATCAATCCGCCGGTGGTGACCCCGCCACTGCCTTGGAGCGCAGCGTGAATAAAGAAGAAATTGTTGAGTTGGCAAAACTGGCGGGTATTTATCATGCCCATGATTCCGAAGGCCAATGGAATGGGCTGACCAATGTGCAATTGTTGGGCGAACCCAGTACTTTTGATGCTTACGCTGAAAAAAGAATATTTGAAATTCTTGAGCCGCTTGTCAAACTTGTTGTAGAACGTGAACGTAACCGCTACATATTAGAAAGTGCAACAGAGGCTAAAAAAACTGCCGCTAGTATTGAAACGCTATACGCCCTGTATGAACAAGCAAGCCAACAGCGTGACCAGTTAATGGATGCACAACGAGCGCAGGTTGCAGCCATGCGCGGAAGAATTCAGTAGTAACGGGACGCTGCCACCCGCTCTTGGCAGCACACTGAAAGGAAAACGAAATGGAAACCAAAAAGCCCCAGATCGTCGCCATCGACGGAACTGAATTTAACGCCAACGACTTTACGGAACAGCAAACCCTGCTGCTTCAGCATTGCATCGACCTTGACCGCAAGATTGGCTCAACCCAGTTTCAGCTTCAGCAACTCCAAGTCGGCAAGGATTCGTTCCTGAAGCTGCTCAAGGAAGCGCTGGCAACCACTGAAAAAGTCGAAGCCGAAGCTGTATGAAGACCGCTCCCCTCCCGGTTCTGTGGTTCTTGAAACTCGCCGGTGCCTTGGCTGTGACAATGCCTTGGAAAACGGTGTACTGCCGACCCGGCCAAGAACTGAACTACGCCCTTGCCGCCCACGAGGCGGTGCATGTGGCGCAGATCGAACGGGATGGGGCTGTTAAGTGGACGATCAAGATTTTCTACTACCTGCTGCGCTACGGCTACAATAGCGACTTGAATCCATACGAAAATGAAGCAAGAAAGGCCGAGAAGTGGACACCTTAGTAGCCCAGAAGATAGGCAAAAGAACAGTGGTATCAATTGCCGGAAAGACATCTAGCCGTGAGCTTACGTACCTTTGTTTGTGCGAATGTGGGAGGGAGTCGATTGTGCGGGGTAATGCTCTTCGAAATGGGCGGGGCAACCGATGTCATGGCTGCGCGGCGGCAGAAACAAAAAACCGGACAACACACGGAATTTCCAAGACGCCAATTTATACGTCTTGGAAATCTATGATCCGTAGATGCTATACGCCGAAATGCGCCGAATTTATTAATTATGGTGGCCGTGGCATTGGGGTTTGTGAAGAGTGGCATGATCCGGCCATTTTTTATGCTTGGGCGCTAAAAAACGGTTGGGCGAAGAACCTTTCCATAGACCGTATAAACGTTGATTTGGGATATTCCCCAAATAACTGCCGGTGGGCGACAACGGCTCAACAACGGGAGAACGTTCAGGTAGTCACTCGCGCTAATAAATCGGGCTATCGTGGAGTCAGCTTAAAGCATGGGCGTGGCGTTTGGCTATCTAGAATTACGATAGCTGGCAAGATAATCCACCTTGGACATCACAGCACGGCGCTTGAGGCAGCAATAACCTATGACCGCCACATTTTTGAAAATGGCCTGCTGAGACCAACAAACTTTACACCCGTATGAGGTAGAAGCGCGAACGAAAGCTGGATACTAATATGATTGACCTCACCAAGGCCATTGGAGCGGTTGCAGCAAGCGTTGCTGCATTGGGCGGCAGCTACACCCTTGCCGACAAGTTTGGTTGGTTTGACCGGGCCATTCTGGAGTGGGCACCAGAGCATTTTAAAATCACAGCAGCCGTTGGACAACCGATTACAGTCACTGTTGCGCGGATTAAAAAGCGCGACGACTGTTCCGTTGAGAGTTTTACGCCAAATGTTCGTGATGCGGCAGGCATGGTGCATGAGGCAACCACCACGGCCAGCAAGTTTAGCGGCCCGGCAGGACCAGAGATTGACACCTTCACTTACCAATTGACAATGGTAAAGAAAGAGAAGATTGCGCCGGGTACAGCAACGCTGTTAGCGACGATCAAGTACAAATGCCCAGAGGGGGAACGTATTGTTCAGTACCCCCGCCACGCAAACTTGTCATTTTTGTTGGAGAAATAATGGATCAACTATTCAACCTACTTAAAGGCTTCGCCCCTGCCATTGCTACTGCGGTAGCTGGCCCTCTTGGTGGCGCGGCGGTGTCGATGATTGCAAAAAAGTTTGGCGTCGAGGACTCTGTGGCTGCTGTAGCACAGGCTATTGCCGGTGACCCCAAGGCAGAAGAAAAGCTGCGGGAACTCGACCTTGAGTACGCCAAGATGCACCTTGAGAACGTCAAGGGTGCGCGGGACATGCAGAACAACGCGCTGAATCAGTCGGATGTGTTCTCCAAACGGTTCATCTACTACTTCGCTGCCTTCTGGTCAGTGTGCGCGGTTGTTTACATTGCGTGCATCACCTTTGCCACGATCCCCAAGGACAACGTCCGCTTTGCCGACACCATCCTTGGGTTCCTGTTGGGGACTGTCGTTGCCACAATTTTGAACTTTTTCTACGGCACCAGCAAGTCGAGCCAAGACAAGACCGACAAGCTGGCTGAGATGGCAAAGGAAATGCGATGAACCTCACGCCCCATTTCACGCTTGAAGAACTGACGGTAACCAACCACCGGCAGTTCGACAACACACCCAACGCCGACGAGACTGCCAACCTGACCCGGTTGGCACAGTTCTTGGAACTGGTCAAGACCAAGCTCGACGGAAAGCCGATCATGGTGAACTCGGCCTTCCGGTCTAAACAGGTGAACGACTCCGTGGGCAGTAAGGATACCTCTCAGCACCGGCTAGGCTGCGCTGCTGACATCCGTGTACCCGGCATGACCCCTGACCAAGTCGTACGCGCTATCATGGGCCACGGGCTGTACTTCGATCAGATCATCCGTGAGTTCGATGCGTGGACGCACATCAGCATCCCGAACACCGCAGCCCTGCTCCCCCGCCGACAGGCGCTTATCATTGACAAAGCAGGCACTCGACCATTTGCCTGATTCGTGGGAAAATGAGCCATGCCGTTACAGAAAATTCAACTCAAGCCCGGTGTAAACAGGGAAGGAACCCGTTACAGCACTGAGGGCGGGTTTTACGAGTCGGATAACATCCGGTTTCGGCAAGGCACACCTGAGAAGATAGGCGGCTGGCTGCGTATCTCGGCCTACACATTCTTGGGTGTTTGCCGCTCCCTTTGGAACTGGGTCACGCTGGGCTACCAAAACCTCATTGGGGTTGGTACGAACCTCAAGTTCTATATAGCTAACGGGGGCGCTTACTACGACATCACGCCCACCCAGACCGTCCATACGCTGACCAATCCGTTTGCTACAGTTAACGGCTCCGCTACGGTCACAGTCACAGACGCTACTGGCGGTTACATCAACAACGGCTATGTGACGTTTACAGGCGGCACGGCGGTGGGTGGCCTGACCATACTGGGAGAGTTTCAAATAACGTACTCAGCCGGTTCCACCTACACCATCACGTTTACATCCGCTGCAACATCCACGACTACAGGCGGCGGGGCGGTCTATGCTGTGTACCAAGTTAACCCCGGCCCAAGTTTTGCTGTGCCCTTGGCTGGATGGGGTTCTGGGCCTTGGGCTTCTGGCACTTGGGGCAACAGTGCGAGTTCTGCGGAAGCTCTGCGGATTTGGAACCAATTCAACTTTGGTGAAGACCTACTGTATGGCCCAAGGGGTGGGCCTCTGTACTACTGGGATGCCACTATCGGCTACGTAGCACCCACGGTGACCATGACGATTGCTAACCCGTGCGTTGTCACCACCACACTGAATCTGCCTGATCTGACCCCAATCGTCTTTGAAACTTCTGACGCATTGCCCGCAGGTCTGCTGGTAGGTACGATCTACTACACCCGGTATGTATCGCCTACCACCTTCAATCTGTCCTTGACTCCCACAGGGGCGCTCATCATCACTTCGGGCAGTCAGTCTGGCACACACAAAATATCCCAGAGAGGTGTTTTGTTGTCGGCGTTGCCATCCGCAAGCAATGTCCCGCTAAGTCAAATCTTCTTCTTTGTTTCCGATGCCAGCAGGTTTGTGATCTGTATGGGGACAAATGATATTGGTTCTTCTGCGGTAAACCCCATGCTAGTTCGGTGGTCAGACCAAGAAGACCCGTCTATGTGGACGCCTTCCATCACCAATCAGTCGGGCAGTATTACCCTGTCCCACGGCTCCACCATTGTCACGGCAATTCAAAGCAAGCAAGAGATTGTGATCTTCACCGATTCTGCGCTGTATTCGCTGCAGTACCTTGGCCCGCCTTATGTTTGGGGATCACAGCTACTTGGCGACAACACCTCGCTTGCTGGCCCCAACGCAGTAACTCTGGCGGCGGGGGTTATTTACTGGATGGGTGTAGACAAGTTCTACAAGTACGATGGACGACTCCAAGCCCTTCCCTGTGACTTACTTCGGTACGTCTACAACGACATTGACCGGGTACAGTTTGAGCAGGTTTACGCATCCACCAATGAAGGTTTTAATGAGGTGTGGTGGTTCTACCCCAGTGATGGCTCTACAACCAACGACAGCTATGTGATCTACAACTACGTAGAAAACGTCTGGTATTACGGTTCTATGGCACGTACTGCATGGCTGGACAGTGGCCTTCAAGACTATCCAATTGCAGCTACCTACAGCAACAACCTTGTCAGCCATGAACTAGGTGTAGACGATGGCGTAGCCGCTACCCTTGCGCCAATCAATGCGTTCATAACCTCATCCCAGTTTGATATTGGCGACGGCCACAACTTTGCGTTTGTCTGGAGGATGCTGCCCGACTTGACTTTTAATGGTTCTACAGACGGAGCGACACCCAGCCTGACCATGCAGCTTTTGCCTTTGCAGAACTCTGGCTCTGGTTTTAACAGCCCAAAGTCAGTCGGCGGCGACAGCAGCAGCGCAGAAGAAACAGTCACAGCCACCCAGACCTACCCCATTGACCTAGATACCTATAACGGGCAATTGAATATTCGGGTCAGGGCAAGGCAGATGGCTATGAAGATCAGTTCCAACACCCTTGGCACACAGTGGCAGATGGGCGCTCCAAGAATTGACATCAGACCTGATGGGAGGCGTTGATGGCACAAAAGAACGTAGTAGCCCCCCGGCTACCTAGCCCCCCACAGGAGTACGACCCTGTTTACATGAACCAACTGTTGAGCTTGTTGAGGCTGTACTTCAACCAACTGGACAACGCAGGGCCGATGGCAGGTTCTACCCAAACTAACGGAACCACTGTAGTATCGGGTTTGAGTTTCTTCCCTACGTCTGGCACAGACCCCAGCTTGCCCACAGACGCTGACTTTGCCAATTTGCGAATCGGGGATGTGTACAGAGACACCCAGAACGGTGTGATGAGCAACAACCAAACGCTTAAAATAAAGACCGCACTATGAGCCTAAATCAATTAGCCAACCACATGTCGGCTCAAGGCCGGGGCCCAGACTCTACCCTTGTGCACATGTCTCCTCGTGAAGTGTCCGGGCTGCAAAGTCTGGCTATGGCACACGGCGGAACTCTGACCATTAACCCGCAAACGGGACTGCCCGAAGCCGGGTTCCTCGACAGCATACTGCCCACGCTGATTGGCGGTGCAGCCACGTACTTTACTGGGGGTGCAATCACCCCCTTGATGGCGGCTATGGGCGTTGGCGGGCTGACGGCGTTGACCAGCAAAGACCTCGGCAAAGGCTTGATGGCCGGTCTGGGGGCGTACGGCGGCGGGAGTATTGTGGAAGGCTTGACGGGGTTTGGCGCTGCCGATATAGGAGAAAAAGCAGTCGGTGCTGCAACAGCAGATGCAACAGCCGCAGGACTAAAAGGGGATGCGTACTCAGCGGCAATGCAAAAAAGCGTTGGGGACAGAATGGCCGGGGCTTCTTACTCTGACAAGTTTGGCGCGGGGCTATCAAAAGCCATGAGCAACCCCGGAGATGCACTGAGCGCTATTGGTGGCGGCAGTAAGTTCAAAGGTGCGGCAATGGTTGGCGCTCCGTTGCTGTCCGCCCTCTCAACTCAGGAGGCCACCCCGGCACCATCGCTCCAGCAGATACAGTTTGACCCCCGAGCGGCCAACGTAAATATTCGCAGAGAGCAACTTGCATATCAACCAGACACCGGCAGTTCTGCGCAACGCCGTTACTTTGGGCCTACGTACATCGACCAATATGCGGATGGCGGCTTTGTTGCAGATGGTGGGATAGAGCGGTTTGCTAGCGGCGGAATCCCGCTTGACCCCACCTACGACTACTCCGGATATGGCCGAAAAAAATCAACGGCACCAGTTCAGGTAGTGCAGCCTAGGGACGTACCCAAGCCGGACTTTGTTGGCGCAGACGGTAAGACATACCGCTACGACGCCATTAAAAAAAGCTGGTATGTCTTCAAAGACGCCCCCGCAAAAACCAACCTCGGTGTGGCAACATTGATGGGCGATAGCGGTATGGGCGGTGGTCAGGATATTGGCGGGGGCGCGCGGGCTGAAGGCAGCTATAACGTGGGGTACGGAGTAAACCCTTATTCTGGCAGCCTGCAAGATGCCGCAAATGGCCCCCTTGGGTACGCCGTCGGCAAAATCTCGAATGCGATCAGCGGCCCGCAAGCGCCGGCACCCGTTGTAGACGTAGCAGGGACACCTGTAAGTTCCGGTGTTGATCCAGCCACGGGTTTGCAGGGTCAAGGAACTGAGGGGCAAACCGGCCTTTATGGTGATGAGGTTGCGGGCAACCGCGACTTTGGGCCTAGCTACGGCGGTTTTTTTGGGGGGTTTCAAGGGGGTTTTGGGAGCGGGTCCGTCGGGGGGTTTAGGGGCGGTTCCTCGGGGTACAGTGCCCCCGCTGCGCCTGTAAATTTTGATGTTGCAGTAAACGAGGGCGCCGACGCCCCACCAACAGGAACTATTGACCCCGGTGCATACGAAGGCGGTTTTTACGGGCCGCAGGCATTTAACGAAAACGCCGTTAACATGGGCGGCGGTCCCAGCGCTCCAAATTTTGACCCCAATAGCGCATTTGTTGGTGCATCCCGAGCCGCTTATAACGCAGCCCCAGAAGCGGTATCTACACCGGTGTCTTTGTCAGGGATTTCCGCCACACCAACCCAAGTTGTAGACCCCACACCAACCCAAGTTGTAGACCCCACACCAACCCAAGTTGTAGACCCCGCACAAGC